AACGAAGGCTTGGGACTTCACGGTTGGCTCGCCCGCCAGCTTCTCAGCTGAGGCCTTTCGCATCAACTGCTTATATCCCGCCTTGTCACCTGCGCGTTTAAGCTTACGGGCTTCTAATTTCATGCGCCCAGCCTCGGACATGATCTGTCGGGCGGGTGCGTCTAAGCCAGTAATACGGAGAGAGGACTTCCACTCACCGTCTTGAAGCTTGTCATACTTACTCTTTTTCTCTTGGAGCTTTTGCCACTTGCTCTTCTCCTCGTCATCTAGATATACTTTGGTTTTCATGTGTGGAGGTTAATTACGCGTTCCTCTTCGCCTCTTCCTCTTTTGCTGCTGCCGCTGCTCGCCGCTCACTTGGGGTTGGGCTTGAGGAGATTCGTTTGGAGTCCTGCCGAAGAGAGCTTCCACGACCTGCTGAGTATCCAGTTCCAGATACCCTGCTTGCGGAATCCTGTACTTGAGAGGATGCACCTTGGACTCCTTTCCTGCTTTGATCCGTAGATACCCCACTTGAGGATCCTCTAGATGTTGTACCGCCCATCCTGTTCCGCCCAGCTACACTCTTCGCGTTTTCGTCTAGCTGATTATTTGCATACTTGTCAATCTGGTCACTACTCAACCCAAGGGCTTTACCTTGAGCATAGAAATTAGTCTTGTCTTCGGACGATGCTGTAGATGGATCGTAGTTGGCTGCGTTGAGTACCGAGGCGAAGTCCTTTCTCTTATCTGTTCTGTCACGCAGTTCCATATCCCTTTGGTTCCGATTAAAACCACGTTGGGCCATCATAATATTTTGTGGATCATAATCTCGAACGTAGTTACCCTGTGCGTTTTTGGTGACTAGTTTTGATGCATCAAACTTAGGGGCATCTATCTTCTCTACAAAATCCTGCGCTCTTGGGGTTTCTCCCGCTGGTTTGAACTTCCCTTCCTGCTTATTGGACATTACGTCATCCACCACACCGTCGAGAGTCATGGGCGCACTAGCTGCTGCTAATAGTTGGTCAGCTTTTAGAGACCCTTCAGGCCCTGCCGCTGGTCGAGGGGCCGCCGCTCCGAGATCAGTGGCTGCTGCGGGATTGCCTGTGCCAGCTGTTGGCCCACGAGCCATATCCAGTAACTCCTGACCCTTAGCGACACCTTTGTAGACTTGTGCAGAATCATTCACCGAATTGAACAGTTGCGACCCACCAGCTGCTCTGTTTTTTTCCACTCTGAGGTTGTTGTCATAATCTCTAACCGCCTCGTCACGAACTTTTTGCTTTTGAGCACGGCTTTTAGCTTGTGCATCTGGCCCACCAAAGAATGACTTTGCCTCCGCGCCGAAATTTTCGAGTGCCCCTTGGATACTGGCGGGTTCCCCCCGCTGAATCTGACCACGTTGTAAGGCCTCCTGTAGTTGCTTTAAATATTCTTTACTAGTCATATAGAACTTATAGGTTCAAGTTAAGTGTCAGTATATACATTGTGCTTCCAAACTCAAGGTTAAATTCAAGGTAAGTAAGCAGCATCGTTCTGAAGAGCCGCCTTCAGGTGCTTCATTGATTTTGGTGGTTTGCGGTAGCTTTGATTTGGGTCCACAATCTTTGGCTCCATTGCTATCAAACCATGCCTTTGCCGTGCACAGTCAAGGGCAAGGAAAGCGGCATCGGCCAAGTCAGGGCTTTTCCCGATCCTCTGCTTAAACTCAGGCTTTGATTCGATCCTCACCTTGAGCGAGCCAGTCTTCACCAGCTCGTAAGTTCGCCCAATAATTTCCTGAGCTAGATCACTATCCATCCCAAAGATCTGGCGCGTTCTCATGAGCTCCTTGCCTACAAACCACAGCTCAGAAACCCTATTGGTGTATAGCTCTATACCAGTAAGTTGGCTATTTACTGAGACTCTCTTATCAGAAGGCTTGCCACCAAAGGTAACACGCAGGAACCGAGGCGACCACTCACCAGCCAGCACGTCACAAAATGAGGAGCCAGCACCTGTAGCATCCACCGCCAGATCATCTGGGGCTACGCCTTCCTTCTCACATATCTTCTTGATCTGCTGGACGATCTGGTATGATCGTGGCACCGCCTTGTTGGTAGCATCGTCATTCAGCTGGAAGCTCTTGCCCAGCTCAAACACATACTGCCCTGTATCATCTGTGCCTACGTAGCCTGTATATAAAATTGTTCTATCGCCACCATTAGTAAAGGCTGGGTCAAGCCCAGCTACCTTGGTAGGTTGTGATCCCCACTTTACTTTGTGCATACACCCGCTCTTGGTAATCTCGTTCTCGGAATAGATACCACAGTCCTCATCACTATCAAAGAACACAGCACGAACCATTCGCATATAGCCCCGTGAGGCTATGCCGAGCAGCTCACGTTTCTCAGCTATCTGGTCAGCACGTGGCAGGTATGGGTAGATTGTCTCACCAGCTAGGATGTTGGGGCTGCGCTCACCATCCAGTCTGATATACTTACCGCCCCACTTGGTGCGCCAGCCATCATCGACGTTGGTATCTACTGAGTCCCAGCCATCCTCTGGCTCAGACCACACACCAAAGGCATCGAACTTAGAGTTGGGGTTGGACATACCAATCATCCTGAACTCTGGGTTAGCAGACAGGTTGGTAAGACCAGCGTGGACCACAGCCTCAGAGATCTCCGATAGCTCGTCCCCAATCACGATGACCCTCTTGTTCTTAATACCAATGAATTTACCGACAGCTTCACGCGTCCTGCTCTTCTCCGCTGCAATGAGCGACAGACCAGACTTCTCCAGCAAGGTGCCGTGCTCATTGACATACGCGACGTTACCAATTGAATCCCGAATCCTGAAAGGCATATCATCTATCACTGCCAGTAACGTGATGATTGAACCCCAAATCCTTTTTCGTGCTTCACGCAACGTGGTTGAAGTAATCAGGACTAAGGTATCCTTTGGCTGGGACAAGCAGTTAATGATGGCATAGGCAGCCATGGTGTGAGACTTGGATGAGGATGCAGCACCACCTACAGCGAGGAACTTATTCTCAAGGCAGCTGCGGATGATCAGCTTAGCCCATGGGTTTTGCTGCATCAAGGGTTCAGGAATGTCGGGGCGGTTCCAGAGGGTGTCACATATACGCCAGAAGTAATACTCCTTAGCCCTTATCAGGTCATGGTTGGCAAATCCAAACAGCAGGGCGGTGAGTAAACTGGTTGGTGGAATGATCATACCACCTACATCCATATCAGTGGTGGACGGTTTAATGTAGGGCTCGTATTTGCTGTCTAATTTAATGTCCATTAAAGATTGAATACATTGTAAATACCAACTATACTCCAACCCATGGCGAAGGACAACCCTGAAGACAATAAAAATAAAGGCCCCGAACCACTGCCTTTACACCATAAAAAAGTCAGTAACCCGTTCGGCCAGAATGGGAAGAAGCGCCGCCTGTTCACTAAAGCCATGGAGCTCTATGAGCAGCAGTATACTTTTGCTGCTATCGCCAAGGAGTGCGGAGTCCACGTATCGACTTTGCGTAGATGGTTCAGGGATGCAGGTGCACCTCCCAAGAAGAGTAAATGGGAAGAGAACCCGACTCCGTGGATTGATAAGGACGCACCAAAGCCAGAGTCTATCTTCGACGGCACAGAGGAGCATAAGACTAAGCACGCTGTAGACAAAGCTGCCGAACACGCCCACCTACAGGAGAAGGGTAGGATCGATGAGATCGCCTCAGCGCAATCCAGTCCAGCTGAGCAATACCAAAGCTACATGGCTAGCCAAGCGGTCCGCCTGATGCGAGATGGCATGGCTCAGATGAGACCACCGACTAACGTCCGTGAAGTGGAAGTGCTAGACAAGATAGCTAGGCGTCACTTCGGGCTAGACGAAAAGCAAAGCGGGGGAGCAACCAGCCTCAGCATAGACATAAACATTCTAAATGACGCAGCTGCGGCCTCAAGGAAGAGGCCCACTAAAGTTGTCGATGTAGACCCAAATCCAAAAGACAACAAAGACCAATGAAATTCTTCGCATCAAGGACGCACGAGCCTAACCCCTTCGTAATCAAAGGGAGCGTACGCTCTAACCTAGATTACTTTTATTCAGCTAAGCAGGTCACGGGAGACTTTGTCAGGGTAATCCCCTCGACATGGAAAGAGATCTCGTTCCTACAGAGCCTTGAGAAAGGCTATAACTTATTTGCTCCATGGCACGGCGACGGTGTTCTAGTCAAAGCAGACTTCCTCCCAGCTGTCCGTGATCATAGGCATTGATAATGGTTCTTGCTCTGGGGCAGCAGTTGCAATCAGCAGCTGGGATGGTGCTGTCCTAGGATACACTAGGTTACCAAACCACAAGGTAGGTAAAAAGACGGAGCTCGACATGATCGGCTTACGTGACTGGGTTCTGGAATTTAAGTTACCACCCGTCAATATTATCATTGAGGAGCCTCTGCATCACGCCCCTTCATCTCAGTCCATGCGATCCATGGCATTGTGCTATGGTCAAATCACTGGGTTATGCACAGGCATGGCTTGGCCTTGGGAGGGTCTGTCTGTGAGGCAGTGGCAGAAAGATATGCTAGGTAAGTTTCCACGTGGGCAATCTAAGAAGTATGCGCTGGCTAAGGCTAAGGAGCTACGCCCTGATGAGCAGTGGTTAGCGACACCACGTTCCAAGAAACCACACGACGGGATTGTCGATGCTTACCTTATGGCAGCAAGGGAATACCAGATCCACTTCGAGGGTTGAAAAATAATTAAGATTTTATTTGACGGGTTTGGAAATGGCTGGTATTTGTTGATTACA